GCAGCAGGTACAGTTGGAATAGGAACATTCAAGTATGGAATGATTCTAACTGGTAAGTCATCTTCAACAACTGCATACGCTACAAGTTGGGATGCTACTACAAATACATTGACTGCTAAAGATCTTACAGGTAAGTTCTCAATTGGTGAATTGATTGTGGGTACAGCGAAGACAACAGGTGAAACTATCGCATACCGTCTAAATAGCATCGACTACAATGATGATGAGACAAATCTCGATTCATATGGAGACAATGTTAGCTTCCAATCAGAAGGTGATGCTATCCTTGACTTCACAGAGAAAAACCCATTTGGTGAAGCGTAATGTTTGGAAAGTATTTTTACAATGAGACAATAAGAAAGACTGTAATTGCTTTCGGAACTCTCTTCAATGATATCACAGTAAAGCATACTAATGATGCCACAGATGCAGTAATATCAACAATCAAGGTTCCTATTGCATATGGACCTATGCAGAAGTTCTTGGCGAGAATAGAACAGCAACCAAACTTTAACAAGAATGTAGCAATAACTTTACCTCGATTATCATTTGAAATAATATCATATCAATACGATACTACAAGAAAGATAGCACCTATAACTAAGTTTTGTTTAGTGCCAGATTCTAGTAAAAATAAAATTAAGAAAATCTTTATGCCTGTCCCCTACAACATAGGATTCAGACTTAGTTTTGCAACAAAATTGCAAGATGACGCTTTGCAGATCTTAGAGCAAATATTACCATTCTTTCAACCATCATATAATGTCACTCTAAACATGATAGATGGTCATGATGAAAAACGTGACATTCCGTTTACATTGAATGATATAGATTTCCAAGATGAGTATGAGGATAATTTTAGCACCAGAAGAGCAATCATATACAACTTAGATTTTACAGCAAAGACATACTTCTATAATGAGATTCCTACAGACGAGACTGGTGGTATCATCAAGAAAGTTCAGATCGATTACTCATCTTCTATCAGAGCACCAAGAGAGGTCAGATACGTTGTCACACCTACTGCTACGAAAGATTACAATCAAGACTCAACCCTCTCTCTTGCTGCAACATTAGAAGTTGGTAAGACTCTAATGAATGTGACAAGTGGAGCAAGTTTAGTTGTAGGACAATACATTCAAATTAACAATGAAGTTATGAGAGTTGAGGAGAAAGATAATACCTCAATCATAGTTGCAAGAGGTCAATATAGAACTAAAGAAACGAAGCATAGTAACGGTGATGTTATAAATCTTATTAACGCTGCTGATCATGCATTGATCGAAGTCGGTGATGATTTTGGATTCAATAGTGATATTGACTTCTTCCAAGATTCTAAATTCTTTAGTCCTAGTCAGGGCACTGACCAATAATGGAAAACTTTGATGAGTTAGAAAAGGCAATGAATGTGAAGACTGAGATAGTCAAAGAGACTAAATCCGTCCGAGTCAACAAACGTGTCAAAAATGATGGTGATGATCCTCAAAAAGATTATGAATACAGTAGATCACAACTTTATAATCTTGTAGAGAAAGGTCAAGAGGCAATCAATGGCATTCTAGATGTATGTCAAGACTCACAGCACCCAAGAGCATATGAAGTTGCAGGACAACTAATAAAAAGTGTAGCAGATACCACAGATAAACTTATTGATCTGCAAAAGAAAATGGTTGACTTAGATAAACCAACTGGAGATGGTCCAAAGACTGTAAATAATTCAGTTTTCATTGGTAGCACTGCAGATCTTCAAAAGATCATCAAGCAAGGAAATATAAATAAGAAATAGTAATCGTTATAAGATGTCCAAATCTTGCCCGAAAGGACAATATTATTGCTACACTGATAAGAAGTGTAAAAAGATACCAAAAGGGTACATGATTGGTGCTCGCGGTTACTTGCGACAAGAACCACAAGAGGATGATTCTAAAAAGAATGGTAATGGGAACGGTAACGGACACTCTAAGTCAAATGGGAGTGGTCGGAATGGTAGTGGAAATGGTAACGGTAACTCTGGTGGTAATGGTGGTAGTGGTGGCGTGTCTGAAGCGACAATGACCTCATCTCAAAAGAGAAAGGACACAATGCTGAAGAAAAAATATGATGATTCAGACATGAAGCAAAACATGAAGAAACAGTATGGTAAGGAAAAAGGTGAAAAAGTTTACTATGCTACAATACGAAAACAAGCAATGGAATCTAATTTAGGAAAACTTGACGAAGTAGGATACTATTCTGGACAGGATAGAGATCCTAATACTGGACTACCAAAGAAAATAAAAAGTCTTGGTGGTGGTAAAAAAGATCCTTTATTGAAGAGTGTTCCGTACAATCTTCTACGTGCACATACTGAATATCAGATTCCTGTGGTTGATATCAAGGTATCATCCATGGATGAACTGACTGACTATAGATCATTCGCAGCAAAAGCACAGGAAGCAAGAGATAAAAAGGAAAAAATGAGACAAGATAAAGCAAAGGCAGATAAACAGTGGGCAGCAAATAAAAGAGAAAGAGTAAAGAAAGGCATAAAGTTTTATGATAAGAAAGGATCAGGTTATATCAAAGGTGGAGTCAAGACATATAACGAAGGGAAACAAATAGATGAGAAAAAATTATTTCCAGATGGATTTCTAAACAAATATCCAAACTTAGATCCTACAAACACAAGAGATTTTCGTAAATTAAAGCAACTATTAAATTACCCTAAAAAGGTATCAGTGAATCCTGAAGTGCAGACAGAAGGTAAGAAGAAAGGTCTCTGGGATAACATTCATGCTAAGAGAAAAAGAGGAGAAAAACCTGCAAAGAAAGGTGACAAGGACTATCCTAAGACTCTTAACGTAGAAGGCATGAAGACAGCACGTAAGAATGTCGGTGCATCTACTTGTTGGGATGGATACAAAGCAAAAGGTACAAAGAAAAAAGGTGGTAAAGAAGTACCAAACTGTGTTAAAGAAGGAAAAGAGGAAGGTGGATACATTTCAAATGCTGCAAAAGCAGAAGTGAGAAACCAAAGAAGATTTGGTAAGAAAGGTAGTGCAGAACCAACAGGTAGATTTGGTCAAGGTACATCAGAAAAAGCAAAACTTGCTGTGAAAAGAGGAGAGGAGCATAAAGCAAGAAGAGGTGTCAAAACTAAAGGTATGGGCGAGGAGTTAATCAGTTCCAAAGATATGATTAATGAACTCTCAATGAAAAAGGATAAGAAGGTTCCTCTTGGACGAAAGAGTAATCCATATGGAAAAAGAGCGATTGCAAAGATGATTATAAAATCAATTGCTGAACCTGCAAGAAGAAAGGCGGGTGTTACTAAAGAGGAAACTCACTTAGAAGATAGTAGATTGACAAGTTCTAATGACATGCAGAGTAAAATGTATGCTGATAAGAACAAGTCTGGTAAGAAGATGAGTGATGATGAGATCAAGAAAGAGAAGGGTGGAAAGGAGTTTCTTGCTAGACTCAAGGCAGCAAAGGGGAAGATGAAAAAAGAAGGAACATCTTACGGTTTATATAAAGGAGATGGTAAACCCAAAGGTCCTATGGCAAAGTTTGGGGAGAAGAAAAAGAAAGAAAAAAAGATTGAAGAGAAAGTAAATCTAAAAGATAAGTCTTCTCAGTATGCTAGAGGCACAAAGGAAGTTGACACTGCAATGACAGATCATGTCAATAGGACAAGAGGAAAACATTTTGGTAAAGATGGTAGAGTTACAGACGTAGGTCGTTACCGCAGACCAAGTAAGAGAGAAGCAAGAAAAGAACTTGAGGATCTTTATAAAAAAGAATCAAAATCATTTTCTAACTTTCAACAAGAGTGTTGGAAAACACATAAAAAGGTTGGCATGAAGATGAAAGGTGGTAAATTAGTAAATGATTGTAGACCAAAAAACGAGGAGGCGAAGATAGATGAAGGAGCAGCATGGACAAAAAAAGCAGGAAAAAGTGAAAGCGGAGGACTCAATGAAAAAGGAAGAAAGTCTTATGAACGCGAAAATCCGGGATCTGACCTCAAAGCACCAAGCAAGAAGGTTGGAAACAAGCGTAGGACATCATTCTGTGCTAGAATGAAGGGTATGAGAAAGAGACAAAAACCATCCAATAATACAGGGGATGATAGATTGTCTAAATCACTACGTAAGTGGAACTGCTAAATGCCCCAACAAAGTGACGTCTATCTTGGTAATCCGAATCTAAAAAAAGCGAACACTGAAATTCAATTTACAGAAGATAATGTAAAAGAATTTCTAAAGTGTAAAGACGATCCAGTTTACTTTGCTAGAAAATATATCAAAATCGTAAACGTTGATGAGGGTCTTGTGCCCTTTGAGATGTGGCCTTTTCAAGAGAAGTTAATAAGAAACTTTCATAAAAATAGATTCAATATCTGTATGATGCCCCGTCAGACTGGTAAGTCAACGACGTCGGTGTCTTATTTGTTGCATTATGCTATATTCAATGACAATATAAACATCGGTATTCTCGCTAACAAAGCAGCAACTGCAAGAGATCTACTTGGTAGATTGCAGACTGCATACGAGAACTTACCAAAGTGGATGCAGCAAGGTATTGTTGCATGGAACAAAGGATCGATGGATCTAGATAATGGTTCTAAGATCATGGCAGCATCTACATCTGCTGCTGCTGTTCGAGGTATGACCTTCAACATCATATTCTTGGACGAATTTGCTTTCGTACCAAATCATATTGCAGACGACTTTTTTAGTTCAGTATATCCTACAATATCATCTGGTAAGTCAACAAAAATTATAATTGTATCTACTCCCAAGGGTATGAATCACTTCTACCGTATGTGGCATGATGCAGAGAAAGGTAGAAACGAATATGTTCCCACTGAGGTTCACTGGTCAGAAGTTCCGGGTAGAGATGCAAAGTGGAAAGCACAAACTATTGCCAACACGAGTGAACAACAGTTCAAGGTTGAGTTTGAGTGTGAATTCCTAGGATCTGTCGATACATTGATTGCACCATCTAAACTCAAATCAATGGCATATAATGACCCAGTGCAGACAAACGGGCATCTGATGGTGTATGAGACGCCTGTGAAGGGAAGAGATTATATTATCACTGTAGACGTAGCAAGAGGTATCTCAAAGGACTACAGTGCTTTTGTAGTGGTTGATATTACAGAGTTTCCGTATAGAGTGGTTGCTAAGTATAGAGATAACGAAATCAAACCCATGCTTTTTCCATCTGTGATTATGGATGTGGCACTAGCATACCAAGAAGCATTCGTATTATGTGAGGTAAATGATATTGGTGATCAAGTGGCAAGTATATTACAGTATGACTTGGAGTATGAGAATGTACTGATGTGTGCTATGCGGGGTAGATCTGGTCAGATAGTTGGTACAGGTTTCAGTGGTAAGAAGACTCAACTGGGTGTGAAGATGAGTGTTACTGTAAAGAAGGTAGGTTGTAGTAACCTGAAAACACTGATTGAAGAAGACAAACTACAAATTTTAGATTATGATATAATATCAGAGTTGACCACGTTCGTTCAGAAGAGACAATCCTTTGAAGCAGAAGAAGGTTGTAATGACGACCTTGCTATGTGTCTAGTAATCTTTGCATGGTTGGTAGCACAGGAATACTTCAAAGAGATGACTGACAATGACGTCAGAAAAAGAATCTATGAAGAACAAAGGAATCAAATAGAACAAGACATGGCACCTTTTGGATTCATGACAGATGGATTGAATGATGAAGAGAATGAAATCGTTGACTCGTCAGGAGATGTATGGAAAGTTGATGAGTATGGAGATCGTTCATACATGTGGGATTACAAATGATAGTTTGGGGAGTTATTTGGATGATTGCTATACTGTTGGCAGCAACAGGGTATGTGATTTATTGGATTATGACCTATGACAGTAGATCCTAAATGCATCAAAGGAGATAATTGCATTGCTTATTCAGCAACAGGGTATTTGCTACCATGCTGTTGGGCAGATCAGATTGATAGGAGAAAAGAGTTTCCAACTCTATTACAGGAAAAATTCAAATTAGATAATGTTTCATCAATAGATGATATAATAAACTCAGACGAGTGGCAGTCGTTCTATACAGGACTGATAGAAGATCCTGATAGTGCACCTACAGTATGTAAAAATTATTGTAAGTCAGATTACAATAATAAAATTGAAAAGAATGTATAGTCCCAAAAGGCAGATCAATTTAGATATAACGAATAAATGTGGTTTAGCATGTCCTGCATGTGATAGACAGTCGTTGATACGAAATAAACAAAAAATAAGTGGTGGTGATATAACACTAGAATCTATGAGTAAGATAGTTGATTACTTTGATCATATCATATTTTGTGGTCAAGTGTCAGATCCAACTCATCATGATCAATTCAAGGACATATTGAAGATGTGTTTGAAAAGAAACAAAAGAGTGACTGTAAATGTAGCATCTACTTTTAGAGATAAGACATTCTTTACAAGTTGCTTCCTTCTCTCAAAAGGTAAAAATATAGAATGGATATTTGGTATTGATGGATTACCTAAAGATAGTCATAAGTATAGAATCAATCAAGATGGTGAGAAGTTATATGAGATCATGAAGAAGGGGTCAAGACTTGGTGTGCAATGCACATGGCAGTGTATTGTATTCAATTACAACGAGAATGATATTGATGATTGTATGAGTATGGCAAAGGATATAAATGTAAAGTTTAGAACGATTGTATCCTCAAGATGGAGTGGTGCTATGAAAATATATAAACCAAGTAATCCAGAAAATTTTATCACTCGTGGATTTTGAAGATACCTTCTCATTAGATCACCTCATATTCACTGAGAGAAAGTGTAGAACCTGTGGTATGACTAAGGATTTATTGAGTGGATTTTATAAAACAAGAAATAATAGAACCACACCATCAGCATATTCATATGAGTGTAAAGAGTGTACGAAGATAAGAGTAAAGCAAAAAAGAAGAAAACCTAAACCTGAATTATATCCTGATTGGTAGGGTTCATGCACTGTTTCCCCTCTGTAAGCGTGTTTTTTTCTAAATATTAGTAGTCAAACAGTAGGGAATCACAGGAATTTTACATGGCACTCAGACAATCATCTCCGGGTATCAGTGTAAGAGAAGTTGACCTTACCAGAGGTGGCGTAAATGCAAGCATTAACGTTGCTGCCGGTATTGCCGGACCATTCAAAAAAGGACCTGTCAATGAAGTTGTCAGGATCAACAATGAAAAGGAACTTATAGACAAGTTCGGCGGTCCCGGTGTAGGTCTAACTGACTATCACTATGAAACTTGGTATGCTGCATCTAATTTCTTATCATATGGAGGGCAACTAGATGTTGTTCGTGCCGGTGGTGGAAATGTTGCAGGATCACAAATGGTTAATGCCAACGCAGGAGTTGGAATAGCATCGACCACAACATTAGTCATCGAAAACTACGATGATTATAACAACAACGAAATCAATGCAACCAATTTCTATTGGGCAGCAAAGAACCCCGGATCATGGGGAGAAAACCTAAAGGTATGTGTTATTGATAACGCAGCAGACCAAAGGATTTCTGGTATTCTAACTGCAGTATGTGGTTCAGGAACAAATACTTACACTTCTAAACCTATTGCAGTAGGTTATGCTGTAACTCAAGGATTGAGTGGTGTAAACATTGGTATTGGAACAACCGGATCACCCGGAGTTCATGATTACCTGAAGGGAATCATCACTGGTGTAGGTAATAGTTACATTGATGTCAAGGTTACATCAACAGTTATTGCAGGAGTTGAAACTGCAACAACATATCAGCAAAACTCACAACTTGAGTTCAAGACAGGATCTGACGGTCAACATACTAATATTGGTATCTCATCAGTAGCAGCAACCGACCCATGGAAACTTACTGGAACACCTGCACTATCAGATTGGTATAATCTGCAGAACATCACAACCGGAAGGGGAGATGGTGGAACTGATGCTATCACACTAAAGTGGAGATCAGTATTACCAAAACCACAAACAAACTCCTATGTCGCAGAAAGAAATGGATCAAATGATGCGATTAACATCGTGGTTATTGATTCTGATGGCACTGTTACAGGAAACACAGGATCACTACTAGAAAAATTCGGTAATTTATCAAAGGCACAAGACGCAGATGGATCTCCTAACAAAGACATCTATTACAAGAATGTCATTGCTAATGAGTCTGAGTACGTATTTGCCGGTCTATCTCCTGTCAATGGTACAGATAGTTTCCATAACACACAACCACTAGCAAGTGGATTCAGTAGTGGAGTCACACCAATTGCTTCAGCAGTAGGTGCATGGGGACAAGACGGTAAGAATGTAATTTTCAACTCTGTAGGTAATAAGAGTTATACACTAAAAGGTGGTAAAGATTACGGTGGACACATCGGAGTCTATGACGCTGATCTAGGTGACACACTCAATGCTTATGACAAGTTGGCAGACAAGGTAAACTCTGATATTAGATTCCTACTACAAGGTGGAGCATCTAAGTCAATATCCGAAGAGCAAGCAAAGGCACAGAAACTTATATCAATATGCGAAGTGAGAAAGGATTGTGTAGCGTTCATCTCACCTAACCGTGGTTCAGTTGTAAATGTTTCATCAAATTCAGATAAACTAGGAAACGTTCAATCATTCTTCGCACCATTAGCATCATCATCATACGCTGTATTTGATAGTGGATATCAATACTTCTATGATAGATTCAACAAGAAGTTCAACTACATGCCACTCTCAAGTGACATCGCAGGACTTTGTGTTAGAACAGATGTTGATCAGTTCCCATGGTTCTCACCCGCAGGAACTTCAAGAGGTTCACTAGCACATGCAGTGAAACTTGCATATAACCCCGGTCAGGAAGACAGAGATCAGTTGTATTCACAAAGGATCAACCCAGTTATCTCACTACCCGGATCAGGAATCACTCTCTTTGGTGACAAGACTGCACTTTCATTCAGTAGTGCATTCGACCGCATCAACGTAAGGAGATTGTTCATCACAGTAGAAAAAGCGATTGAAGCAGCAGCAAATGCTCAACTCTTTGAACTCAATGATGCAGGCACAAGATCAAACTTTGTCAACATTGTTGAACCATTCCTAAGAGATGTTCAATCTAAGCGAGGAGTTACAGACTTCTTACTTGTGTGTGATGAGACAAACAACACACCAGATGTCATTGACCGCAACGAGTTTGTGGCAGACATATTCCTGAAGCCATCAAGGTCGATCAACTTCATAGGACTAACATTCGTCGCAACAAGAACTGGAGTTTCCTTCAGTGAAGTTGTAGGCACAGTTTAGGAGGTATAACAAATGGATAAGAACATTTTTTCAGTACCTAACAACACCAGAACAATCGATGATTTCAAGGCAAGATTGATTCAAGGTGGTGCACGTCCCAACCTCTTTGAGGTTGAGATGGCATTTCCTACAGAGGACATCTTTCCTGATATCGGAGACACAACTTTCAGAATGATGATCAAGGGAGCACAACTCCCTGCGTCAAACATTGCAGAAGTTATCGTTCCGTTTAGAGGTAGACAACTCAAGGTTGCCGGAGACAGAAGATTTGACCCATGGACAATCACAGTCATCAATGATGGTGATTTCAAACTTCGCGAAGCATTCGAGAAGTGGGCAAACTTTATCACTAAGGTATCTGACGGATCAGGAACAATCAATCCTAATGACTATCAAGTCAACTGGACTGTAAACCAACTCGGAAGAGCGAAGTTTACTGAAGGTAGAGCAGTTGATAGTGATTCACAACTTCCTGTTCTTAGAAGATATTATATGCAAGGTTGTTGGCCAAGTCAGGTCTCACCAATTGAACTCAATTATGATACCGAAGGTATTGAAGAGTTCCAAGTAACGATGCAAATCCAGTACTGGGAAGCATATAAGGGTGCAGATGGACAAGGTGCTCCATCCGTAGTATAATAAATAGGTATACTATAAGTCTAATATAATAATGGCAAAACTTTTTGGATTCTCAATAGATGATGAAGAAAAGAAGTCGAAAGGTATAGTCAGTCCCGTCCCCCCAAACAATGAGGATGGTGCTGACTATTATCTTAGTTCAGGATTTTACGGTCAGTATGTAGATATTGAAGGCGTATTCAGAACAGAGTTCGACATCATCAGAAAATATCGTAACATGGCATTACACCCAGAGTGTGATACTGCTGTGGAGCATGTTGTCAATGAAGCGATTGTATCTGATTTAAATGATAGTCCTGTAGAGATAGATTTAGATAATCTAAATGCGAGTGCAGGGTTGAAGAATATTGTAAGATCAGAGTTCAAGTATATCAAAGATCTAATAGGATTTGATAAGAAGGCACATGAAATATTCAGAAACTGGTATGTAGATGGAAGACTATACTACCACAAGGTTATTGATCTAAAGAAACCAGAATTAGGATTAGAAGAAGTAAGATATATCGATCCACTGAAGATCAAGTTGATGAGAATCAGACCAAAGGATCAAGAAAAGAAGTATGATATAAAACCATCAGGATCTGTAGGTGAGTCAGTCACTGAAGATACAAAGGTAATAGAATTTTACACATACTACCCACAGGGAACTGCTCAGAAGTATGGTTCTATTGCGGGTAAAGGTGTCAAGATAGCAAAAGATGCAATCACATATTGTTCATCAGGTCTAGTAGATAGAAACAAGCATATTGGTTTATCATACTTACATAAGTCAATCAAGGCACTCAATCAATTACGTATGATTGAGGACTCTCTTGTTATCTACAGAATATCAAGAGCACCAGAAAGAAGAATATTCTACATTGATGTTGGTAATCTACCAAAGGTCAAGGCAGAACAGTATCTGCGTGATGTAATGAGTCGTTACAGAAACAAACTTGTATATGATGCAAACACTGGAGAGATCAAGGATGACAAGAAATTCATGTCTATGCTTGAAGATTTCTGGTTACCAAGAAGAGAAGATGGTCGTGGAACAGAGATCACAACACTTCCCGGTGGACAGAACTTAGGTGAACTTACAGACGTAGAATACTTCCAGAAGAAATTATATCGTTCACTCAATGTGCCTGAGTCAAGAATAGGTGCAGATGGTGGATTCAACTTAGGTAGATCATCTGAGATTTTGCGTGATGAACTTATGTTCAGTAAGTTTGTTGGTCGCTTGAGAAAGAGATTCAGTGGTGTATTCTTAGATCTACTCAAGACACAACTAATCCTCAAGAACATAGTGACACCAGAGGATTGGAATAAGATGGCAGAACATATACAGTTCGACTATCTCTATGACAATCACTTTGCAGAACTCAAAGAAACTGAGTTGATGAATGAGAGACTCAATCTTATGACTCAGATCGAACCTTACATTGGAACTTACTACTCTCGTGACTATGTAAAGCGTAAAGTTCTACGTCAGACTGAAGAAGAGATGCTTGAAATGGAGAAAGAAATGGAAGAGGAAAATGCAACAGGTGTTGGTGTACCTCTAGAAACGCAGCAAGCAATAGCACAGGGTCAAATGGAAGTTGATAGAGCGACAACTAACCTTGGAAAGAACGGAAAAGATCCAGATACAAAGGGTGACAGCACACAACCACCCGGTATTGATATAAAGAAAGCTAAGATATAAGTATAAATAGATATACTATATAAAAATTCAATATGGAATCAGCAGAATTAGTTGATATGATGATCGATGGTGCAACACCATCCGAGATGCAAGACGCTGTTAAAGATCTTTTGATCATGAAGGCAGCAGATAAAGTTGATGAGTTCAAACCTCAGATTGCTAATTCTCTATTTGGTACACCAGAAGAGGAAGTACCTGAGACTGAATCTGAACTTGAAACTGAAACTGAAACCGAAATTTCACAAGAAACACAAGAAGAAGAATGACTCAACCATTAAAACAGGTGACAGACCTCGGTATCTTGAGTAGTGCAAACGCTACAGCAGTTACTGGTGATTCATTTATTGTGAAGACAGGACTATTACATGGTTCTGCTACTGCTGCAAAAGGCGGTGGATTGGTTGGGGTATGTAATACAACTACATCAGCAGTTGGTGTATCTTCAATTCATGTGAATAAGCAAGATGATAAGATACTCAGATATGCACATCCTGCCACTTCAACCATCATAGCAATCACAAAAGGTAATCCAAGTACAGTATTAGAGGTCAACACCAGAGACACAAAAATTGTCAAAGGCGATTTTGTAACTCTAGTTGGATCTGCAGTTGGTGGATACAATACCGCTATCAAGCACGTTGAAGTTACAGCAATCAATGGATCGCAAAGATACAACGAGTATAAAACTACACTTACAGTCAGTGCTAATACAGCATCACTTGCAGATTTTACAGGAACTGCAACATTATCTAAGTCAGTAATTCCAATATTAAAACCTTCTTCTGCAAGTGGGTGTGAGTTATACGTCAATGAGGTACAACTAGGATGAAACTTATAGCAGAAGAAATCGAATCAGTCGAAATTATTGCTGAAGAAAAAGGTGGTAAGAAAACTCTATACATCACTGGTCCATTTTTGCAAGCAGAGGTGGTGAATCGTAATAAGCGATTCTATGGACTAGAGACAATGATCAAAGAAGTGAATCGATATAACGAATCATTCACTGATAAGGGTCGTGCTCTTGGTGAGTTGGGACATCCAGATGGACCGGCAATAAATTTAGACCGAGTGTCTCATAAAATTGTTTCTCTTCAACAAGAGGGAAATAACTTTATTGGTAAGGCACAGATCTTATCAACACCCATGGGAAAAATCGCGGAGTCTCTTCTCTCTGAAGGAGTAAAACTCGGAGTTTCCAGTCGTGGTATGGGTTCTATCAAGCAAATTGATGGTGTAAACCACGTCGGTGAAGACTTCATGCTTGCCACTGCTGCTGACATAGTAGCAGACCCTTCTGCCCCCGATGCTTTCGTAGATGGCATCATGGAAGGCAAGGAATGGGTGTGGGAAGGAAACGTTTTGCGTGAAATGCAATGCAACGAAGTTAAGAAGTCTATAAATAACTTGGTAGATCAAGAAATTCTAGAGGCAAACAAGTTGCGTCTCTTCGCGGACTTCTTATCTAACTTATAAATAATAATATTAACACATTCTAAGTACATTCGGAACCATAATGGCTGAAGAAAAAACACTACATGAGATGGAAAATCAGGTAACGAAAGGTGCTAAGTCTGCCGATCCAATGCCAAAGGCACCAAACTACGTCCCAGACGCAGGTGCTGTTGAGGATCTCGGCGGTCCTACTCCTCAGAACTCCAAGTCTACAGACGACTCTAACAAGTTGAAGACTCCATCTGCTAAATTTGCCCAACAGGGCGATCCACAGACTAAAGGGTCTGCAGGATCTCATACACTTCCCGGTCCTGCTGCTATCAAATCCTCTGGATATGGTCGCGGTGCTAACGAAGAAGTGGAGCAGGAAGAAGAAACAGTAGTTTCTGAAACTGAGGAAAAGGTAGAAGATGTTATCCAAGAAGAGGAGATCGATCTTTCACAAGACGTTCAAGCACTTCTTGAAGGTGAAGAACTCTCTACAGAGTTCAAAGAAAAGGCAACTACCGTTTTCGAGGCAGTTGTAAAATCAAGAATCGCCGAAGCAAAAGAGGCGATGTCTTCTCAGTTCGATAAAAACCTTATCGAAGAAGTTGAATCTATCAAGAAAGAACTTACTGAGAGAATTGACTCGTACCTAGAGTACGTAGCAAATGAGTGGTTCACTGAGAACACACTTCAATTAGAATCAGGAATCAGAGGAGAACTCTCTGAGTCCTTTATGACAGGTCTCAAGAACCTTTTTGAAGAACATTATGTAAACATCCCTGATGAGAAATACAATGTACTTGAGGCAATGGTCGAAAAACTAGATGATATGGAGACTAAACTCAATGAACAGATTGAAAGCAATGTTTCACTAACGAAGCGTTTAGCAACATCTGTTTCCGACAACATCCTAGATGAAGTCTGTGAGGGTCTTGCATTATCTCAAAAAGAGAAGATCGCAAGTCTAGCAGAAGGCGTTGAGTTTGAAAGTGAAGTACAATATCGTGAAAAATTGTCTACTCTTAGAGAGACATATTTCGCTCCTAAGAAACCAGAGGCAAGTTCACAAGAAGTTATCTCTGAAGATGCACCAGTAGAGGAACATTCCCCTGCTATGGAGTCATACATTCAGGCACTAACTAAGTACCAATAAAATTAACTAAAACACAACAACAATGTTTAATTCTTCTCAATTACAGAAGAAGTGGCAACCTCTCCTAGAGGCAGAAGGTATTGATAAGATATCTGATAATCATAGGAAAGCGGTTACCGCCCAACTTCTAGAAAACCAAGAAAGATTTTTAAAAGAGGAACGTGCATTTCTAACAGAAGCACCTCCTACAACATCATTAGGTGGTGGCGGAGCAACTGCATCTGCACCCGGATTTAGTGGAGCATCCACAGACGCCGGTCCAGTAGCAGGTTTCGACCCAGTTCTAATCTCTCTTATACGTCGTGCTATGCCTAACTTGGTGGCATACGATTTAGCAGGCGTACAACCAATGAACGGTCCAACAGGTCTTATCTTCGCGATGAGAACTCGTTACGACAATCAGAACGGAACAGAAGCATTCTTCAACGAACCAGATTCAGCGTTCTCTGCACAGGATAGTGATGCATCACTTACACAAGGTGATTATGCACTAAACACAACAGATGGCGGAACTGCAGTTGGTTTCGGTACAACAGCACAAGGTACTACACCCGGAACAGATGGAACAAACCCATCAATCCTAAATGGTGGAGCAGGTAATGCTTACAACGTAGGTCAAGGTTTTGACGCTCAGTCACTTGAATCTCTAGGAGATGCATCAGGTAATGACTTCAGAGAGATGTCATTCAGCATCGAGAAAGTTACTGTTGCTGCAAGATCAAGAGCACTAAAGGCAGAGTACAGTTTAGAACTTGCTCAAGACTTGAAGGCAATCCACGGTCTAGACGCTGAAGCAGAATTAGCAAATATCCTCTCAACAGAGATACTTGCTGAGATCAACAGAGAAATCATCAGAACAATCTACAAGGTTGCTGAACCCGGTGCACAAACCAACACTGCAACTGGTGGAGTATTCGACTTAGACGTTGACTCTAACGGAAGATGGATGGTTGAGAAGTTCAAGGGAATGATGTTCCAACTTGAAAGAGACTCAAACGCTATCGCACAAAGAACTCGTAGAGGAAAGGGTAACATCATCCTTTGTTCTGCTGACGTTGCTTCTGCACTTGCTGCTGCAGGTCAATTAGACTACACTCCTGCTTTATCTGCTAACCTACAGGTTGACGATACAGGTAACACATTCGCAGGTACATTGAACGGAAGATTCAAGGTATACATCGATCCATTCGCTGCTAACCTTTCTGCTGATCAGTACTACGTTATGGGTTACAAAGGTTCTTCACCTTATGACGCAGGATTATTCTACTGCCCATACGTTCCACTACAGATGGTTCGTGCAGTTGGACAGGATACATTCCAACCTAAGATTGGTTTCAAAACCAGATACGGTATGGTTGCTAACCCATTCGCTGAAGGTACAACTCAAGGTCTTGGAAGAATCACTGCTGGTTCTAACCGTTACTACAGAAGAGTTAAGGTTCAAAACCTTATGTAAGGTAATAGGTATAATTACGTCTCGACCTCCTCACTTGAGGGGGTCTTTTTTTTGTCTTCTCTTATAATTAGTAGTGTATAACAGGAGTTTTATATGAACGGTAGACTCGATAAAGTTGCCATGACCAATAAGTTAATGCAACTAAAAAGAGAACTTGATTATAAATGTGAGATTGGAGAGATGGGACAATGGGAATGCAATGGAGCGAATAAGTATATGCATAAAGTCTTTGATGTGCTTGATGAGTATTGGCAATAAATAATGATATGTCAAACAACCCATGTTCTCTAAACGAGGTATCTAATAAGAACTTACTCTCGATAGGAGGATTCAGATTAATTATTAATAAGTGTCCGAAGGTAGACTTTCTTTGCAATAAAGCAAATCTACCCGGACTATCTCTTGGTGTCGCTGTGCAGGCAAACTACCTTAGAGATTTACCAGTTCCCGGTGAGAAACTTACTTATCAGGATCTTAGAGTTGACTTTCTTGTAGATGAACATTTAGAGAATTATATTCAGTTGTATGATTGGATGACATCACTTGGTTATCCAGAAAGCATATCACAGTTTTCTGAACTGCAGAAAAACAGTAGATATTTTCCTGATGACAACAGTTCTTTCCAAGAGAGATCTGATGCCACACTTATCATACTCAACAGCAACTATCAAGAAGCAGGTAAGATCAAATTTAGAGATGTATTCCCAACCGAACTGACAGGAATACCTTTTGATGCTACAATAGATCAGCAACAGTATTATACTGCAACTGCAATATTCAAATATACTATGTACGACTTGATTGACAATGACGGAAAGAAGGTCTAGTTTTTCATTAGATAAGATACAAGAAATGTGGGAGTCTGATTCTAAAATGAATCAAGACGAACTTGATGCAGAGTCATTAAAGATACCTCAATTACACGCTAAGTATTACGACATATATAATGTAACGCTCACTCTCAGGAAACAAACTGAGA